TGAAGACACGGCGCATCTTGCCGGTGAGGTAGACAGCACTGTGCTCGGCCTTGTTTACGACTTCGATGCCTTCACTGTGCAGAGCTCCACTCCCGGAGAGTTGGCAGACGATGTAGTGTTCGTTCTCGAAGAGACAGTTGAGTTCCATTTCGGTGCTTTCTGGGGTTACGGTAGGGCTACTATAACGGGGAAAAGAGAGGTGTCAACACCTGAGTTTGTCTTCATTTTGACACCCCAAAAAACAGGGTATAGTGGGGGGCTAACTGTACGTCGCCACCTACACGCTACCAGAAAGGTAAGAAAGAATGCCCGCATTAGTCGGCGTGACGAACTCCATTGTTCTCGCTGAATTATTCAAAGGCCTAGCACCAGACGAGCGCGCAATCCTCTGCTCGGTGCGAGGCAATCCGAGTGAAGCCGACCCGACTGCCTGGGTCGGTACACCGTGGGGCGGTGGGGCTTGCCCCCTACACCACGATCGCAACAACTATGTAGCCATCAGCAGCTTCTTAGAAGAAGATGGCCGCTTCAAACGTCGCAAGGCACAGTTCGCAAAGACGTGGTGCATCATGATCGACGACATAGGTACGAAGCTCCCACTCAACGTGATACCGGAAGAGCTTGTGCCGACGCTTGTCGTTGAGTCGTCGCCTGGGAACTTCCAAGCGTCGTTCTTCCTACAGCAGCCCGAGAGCAACGCCGAGAGGGTGACGGATGCCATCCGCCAGATCATCGCCAAATTAACAGCAGGCGGTGTTGACCCTGGAATGGCCGGAGTCACGCGTGTGCTGCGTTTGCCAGAGGGCATCAATGGTAAGCCTACTAGCGTCGTTGATGGCGTGCCCTGGCGCTGTAAGGTCTGGGTCTGGCGACCGAATATCCGAACGTCGTGGAGCGAGCTCCGCAATGCGTTCAACCTCATCGAGCATGTGAAGTGCTTTGTCGAGCCGAATGACGCAGTCACGATGGAGCGTAAGCGGTGCTTCGAGCTCATCAAGCAAGCTCTGCGCAGACTCGGGCGCATTAAGCATGCGACCGGGTCTGGGTGGATGGACATCACCTGTCCTTGGATAGAAGGGCACACAGCACGCTCCAATACTGGAGCGGCCGTGGCTCCGCCAATGAAAGCCAATGGCTACATGGGCGGGTTCAAGTGCCATCACGGACACTGCGAGACAAAGAATTGGGGCGACCTCGAAACGTGGGTTGCCGAGGAAGTCATAAAGCAGGGCACGCGTCGCCGCGGTCCCTTCTACGGAGATAACTCGTGACAGATCCTGTTAACCCAGCAGACGCATTCAATCAAAGAGCAGATCAACGTGAAGACCACGAGCGAACGAAGCCTAAAGATAAGTTCCCGGACATCGTATCGCCGGCTGTCTCCGAGCACCTCACAGCCGAGGGCACGGGGCTACAAGACACAGACATCATGCGCGCATTTCATCAGAAGTACGCGCATTTGTTTTGCATGGACGACGTGGGGAATGGCTCGGAGATTTATCTGTACCGTAGTGATATGCGAATGTGGTCGAACTTCGAAGTGCGTTCACAGATACAGGCTTACGTGTCCACGATCGCGACAGAGTATGTCCGCGAACTGATTGAGGTCCAGGCCGCGCTAGTTGCGGCACAGGGCGACGAGCGTGAGACTCTGGGACGTCGACAGACGGCGCTGATTAAGTTGATACAGCGGTGCGGACGCGGCAACACGATAAGCACCATTGCGACGCTTCTCTACAATCATCTGATGACGATTCACGTGCCGAAGCGCATAACGATGAATCCGAATCCAGCGGTGTTGAATTGTGCGAATGGTGTCGTAGACCTCAACACCGGCGAGTTGCGATGGCAAAGGGCATCGGACTATCTCACTGTGAGCACTGGCACGGTGTACGACCCCGACGTCGATTACTCGTGGTGGGAGAAGTCGGTGCGGGACATCTGCGATCGCAATGACGATCTGTATGAGTTCTTGCATGCATGGATGGGCTACAGTGCAACGGGACTACGACGCGATCACGCGATCGTTGTCTTGTTCGGCACTGGTCGCAATGGCAAGAGCTTGCTGATTGATGCGATAGCTACCGCCCTCGGACAGTATTCATACAAGCTGCCGCGCGGGTTCCTTGAGACGAACAGAAATGGCTCAGATAACAATGAGCAGTATGGGCTGGCAGGATTGAATGGAGCGCGGTTTGCGTATGGGTCTGAAGCGTCTGAAGGTGCTGAGCTCAAGGCCGAGATGGTGAAGGCAATCACAGGGGACAAGAATATCACAGCGCGTCACTTGCGCCAGGACTTTAAGACATTCGCCATCACGCATAAGATTACGCTGGCGACGAACTACAAGCCAAAGGTACAGGCGGACGATGACGCTGTGTTTGCTCGTCTGAAGTTGTTCCCTTGCCAGGTGCGGTTCGGTCCAGAGGACGAGGTGGATATCGGTGAGGCTAAGTACGTGTGGAATCAGAAGCTGATGGAGAAGTGCTCGACAGTGGAAGGCAGGTCAGCAGTGTTGCGCTGGCTGGTTGAGGGAGCTAAGAAGTACCTCGCTGCGGGGCAGCTCAAAACGCCAATGACGATCAAGCATCAGCTCGCGCTACACCGCAAGAACATGGACGCGTTTGGAGCCTTCATCAACGAAGCAACAGAGTACATTGAGAAGTACGATACGGACAAGCTCGAGGCACTGTGTGGTCCTGGTTCTGGTGGCGATCCAGCTAAGCGTGATGCGTGGAAAGCCATGACGTCCATACAGCGATGTGAGATTGAGAAGAGTGTGTTCTATCAGATGTATCGTTGCTGGTGCAGGTCGATGGGCATTGAGCGTTCAAAGGATCAACTGAAGTTCAATCAATACTTGGAGGGTGCCATACGCATATGGACAGACGCGCTTGGCGAAGAACTAAAGATGGCGCCAATGCGCCTCACGACGAACAAGCCTGCACGATGGCGCTGGGTGAAATTGTCGTGGCGCGGGCTGCAATTGTTCGACGAAGCTCGAGGCAACACCGAGTACGACAACAGCCAGCGTATGTGAAAGTGGGACCAAAGTTGGATATTCAACACCGGCCCTAAACACCTAAACACCGTTATTTAGTGTTTTACCTGTTAGGCCCCTACACACATACACTAAGGGGCTTATAGGGGAAACTGGTGGAAATTGGTGTTTTGGTGTTTTGGTGTGGTCGGCATAGTTCCGAGCAAAGGACGAGATGCTTGAGATAGGAGTATTGCGGTGTTGCCGTTGGACATTGCGCGATTTGACAGCCGGCGTTTTGGCGTATAGTTTCCGCTAGGCTTTGTTTTAATGTCTTCTAATGTATCGACCATGAGTGATGACGCAGACAACGAGCTACCAGAGGACACGGACAGATCGCCAGGCTGGAACCTGCGCGGACAGAGGCACCCAGACGCTGGACGCAAGAAGGGTTCACAGAACAAAGTGACGAAGGAATTCAAAGCGATCGTCCAAGACCTAATCGACGAGAATCAGGACAACGTGAAGTTGTGGCTGGCTCGCGTGGCTAACGGTGTGCCTGGCGAGTACCAGACGAACGCGGACGGCTTGCGCGAGACTGTCCGCTATCCGGTCGTCGCAGACCCAGCGCGTGCTGTGGACTTGATTAGCAAGCTCGCAGAGTACGTCGCACCGAAGCTCACGCGCACAGAGGTCACAGGCCCAGGAGGAACGCAGCTAGCGCCTCCGGTGTTGACGGTACACATCGAGGGCAAGCCTAGTGACGATGAATCCAAGTCCTGATCTCGGGACAATTCTTCGTCTGCAGTATAAGCAGGGACTAGCGTTCTTATCGAAAGCGACAGAGCTCTTGTATGGAGGCGCAGCAGGTGGAGGCAAGAGCCACTTGATGCGCGTCGCGGCAATCGCATGGTGCGTCTTGATACCTGGCTTGCAGGTCTACATCTTCCGACGCACGTTCCCCGACCTCAACAAGAATCACATGGAGGGACCGACGTCGTTCCCCGTGCTTCTCGGCATGTGGATCGTCTTCCGATGGTGCAAGATCAATTATGGCCTGGGACAGATACGCTTCTACAATGGCTCTGTGATCCACCTCTGTCACTGCCAATACGAGCATGACATCTATAACTATCAAGGTGCTGAGATTCATGTGCTGCTTATCGATGAGATCACGCACTGGACCGAGTCGATGTATACCTACCTGCGAGGCCGTGTCCGCATGGTGGGTCTTGCGATCCCTGCCCAATATCTTGGACTCTTCCCGCGCGTGCTCGTCTCCGGCAATCCTGGCGGCATTGGGCATACTTGGGTCAAGGCGATGTTCATCGACAACGCTTCGCCGTTCCAACTTAGGCAGATGGAAGAGGAAGAGGGTGGACTGATACGCTCGTTCATACCTGCAAGGCTCGCGGACAATCCGGCCTTGATGAAGGCTGACCCGATGTACCGTGCGCGCCTGGCGGGCCTTGGCAACCCTGCATTGGTGCGAGCCATGCTAGAGGGTGATTGGGACATCGTGGCTGGCGGTATGTTCGACGATGTCTGGAGGCGCGACGTCCATGTGATGGAGCCCTTTGCGATTCCCCCATCGTGGTCCGTGGACCGTGCATTCGATTGGGGCTCATCGAAGCCCTTCAGCATTGGCTGGTGGGCAGAGAGCGATGGGACAGAATGCTACCTCCCAAGCGGCAAGCGCTGGAGCTACCCGCGCGGCACGCTGTTCCGCATCGGCGAATGGTATGGCTGGAACGGCAAGCCGAATCAAGGGCTACGACTCTCGGACAGGACCATTGCCGCGGGCATCATAGAGCGTCAGAAGGAGTGGGGCATTCACATGCGCACGACCGCAGGGCCAGCGGACAGCAGCATCTTCGACGAGATCAATGGGGACAGCCCAGCGAAGCAGCAGGCTGCGCTCGGGGTCTACTGGACGAAGGCCGACAAGACGCCAGGCTCGCGCATGCGTCGATGGGCCTTGATGCGTGGGCGCTTGGCAGCGTCGCTCAAGCCTCGCATGGAAGACGCTGGGCTCTTCATCTTCAATACGTGTCCGCAGTTCATCCGCACGATACCCGTGATGCCACGGGACGAGAAGAAGCCGGACGACATCGACACAGACGCAGAGGACCACGTCGCAGACGAGAGTGGCTATCGCTTGCTGAAGGAAGCCACTGATGCGATGACGATCAACATGGGTTTCAGCACGAACGGCTAAGGAGCACGCTATGCTATCTTCTGAACAACGAACGCTATTGTCCGAATGCAAGGAGTTCATGGCCAGCGTGCCTGATGGCTCATGGGGAGGGCGACCAGAGTGGCGTAGCGTCCTTGTCCAACGCATTGAGTCAACACTCCTGGGCGACGCGCAGCAGGCCGAGATGATCGGCGGCATCCGCGGCGCGCTCACACGCTGGCTTAGCAAGAGCAAAGCACCATGAGCGCAGCAAGCACAGTCAACGACGTCTCGTTCAATCGTGTCCCGCAACCGACGCTGGAGCGGTGGGCCGTCGTTCGTGATGTGGTGTCCGGGGACAATGCCCTGCGCACAGGCACCTATCTGCCGCAGCTCAACGCCACCGATGTGAGCGTAGAGAACATTGCGCGCAACACTGCTTATCGCAGCCGCGCGGTCTGGTACCCTGCGACGCAGTTCACACTTGAGGGACTAGTCGGGCTGGCCTTCCATCGCGACCCTGTGACCGAGCTGCCCACTGAGCTCGAGTACCTGCTCAAGGACTGCGACGGCCTCGGCGTGTCGCTGTACCAGCAGTCCCAGGCGACGCTGAACAACAACCTCGCAGTCGGACGACATGGGCTCTTCGTGGATTGGTCCGAAGCCTTTGGGCACCCACTCATCAAGGCCTATCACGCCGAGTCAATCATCAACTGGCGCTACGACATAGTCGACGGCAAAGCGTCACTGTGCATGATCGTCCTCGAGGAAGAAGCCGAGGAAGAAGATGGTGAGTGGGGCATCGCAGTCGTCAAGCAGTGGCGCGAGATTACGCGCAACGAGGCTGGCAACGTGCAAGTGCGTCTATGGCGCGAGGACACTGGCGTCACGAAGACGAAGCGGCTCGTATCGCTCGGGACAGTGAAGAACGAAGCCACGGGTGAAGAACAGATCATCGAGGCAGTAGAGCTTCGCAGCCGCGGTGCGGTGTTGACCGAGATACCATTCACGTTCATTGGCTCGAACAATAACGACGCGAGCATCGACCCGGCACCGCTCTATGGACTGGCGCAGCTTAACCTGGCTCACTTTCGCAATTCTGCTGACTATGAAGACAGTGTGTTTTTCTGTGGGCAGGTGCAGCCTTGGATCAGCGGACTCACTGAGCAATGGCGAGACTTCATGCAGAATCCATTTGTGCTGGATAGCAATGGAGAGCGACGGTACACCGGACAAAAAATGTATATCGGTTCCCGGAGTCCCTTGCTGCTACCGCAAGGGGCGGCGTTCGGGATGGCGCAAGCGGCGCCTAACACGCTTGCCAAAGACGCCATGGAGCACAAGGAAGCGCAGATGGTGGCTGTCGGCGCGCGCATGATAGAGGCGACGAAGGTCAACAAGACCGCGACGGGCGAGAACAACGATCGTGAGGCGACGACGTCGGTGCTGTCGCTGTGCGTGTCGAATGTGTCCGAGGCGTACCAGAAGGCCATCGGCTTCTGCGCACGCTTCCTGGACATGGCTGAGAAGGAAGAAGGCTATGCTGACGCGTTTAAGATACAGCAAGACTTCGTCCAGCTACAAGCGAATCCGCAACTCATGGCTGAACTCACGAAGAGCTGGCAGAGCGGCCTTCTGGCGAAGAACGATGTACGCGACTTCTTCCGCCGTCTTGGTCTCATTGCTACTGAACGCAGCAATGACGATATTGATAAGGACGTGGAAGAAGAAGAGCCACTAGGCATGATGGGGTTGCCTGCGCCTGGCCTCCCAGGCGTGACGCCGCCAGCCCTGGCAGCGACAGCAGCAGCCGCGGCAGCAGGTGGCAATGGCACGAAGCCGATTCAGGTTGTCCCGCCAGCGCTGGACAGAAGGGCTAAAGCTCGCGCACGATGACCTCTATCAACACCGTGTTGCGCGATGCGCAGATCGACCATGCGGTGGACCTGCGTCTGTACTCGGACAGCGTAGTGCGTCGCATGATTGGCATCCTCAACCGTGCGGACGCTGGGCTGTTCTCTGAGCTTGTCCAGAAGCTCGAGTACATGACTCCGGAGCGCTTCACCATCAAGCGCCTCGAGGTGATGCTCGAGAGTGTCCGCGTACTCAATCGTGACGCATACGCCGCGGTGAACGAGTCGCTGCGTGAGGAGATCAAGGGGCTGACCAGCCTCGAACTACAGTTCCAGGAGGGCACGCTCGCACACAACATGCCTCCGTCCATCGACATCGCACGCGTGGACATCAATCAGGTCTATGCTGGCGCAATGTCTCGACCCTTCCAGGGCGGGCTATTGTCCGAGTTCCTCAAGGACCAAGAAGAGGGCAAGGCGCGCATCATACGTCGGACCATTGCGGACGGGTACGTGCAGAACCGCACGACAGACCAGATTGTTCGGGACTTGCGCGGGACGAAAGAGATGAAGTACCGCGACGGTGCACTCGAGGGCACAAGGCGCGAGATAGCAGCAGTGGTGCGCACGGCGCTATCTCACACTGCGCAATTCGCCAAGGACAAGTTCACTGAGGAGAACTCAGACCTCATTGGCAATCTGCAGTGGCTGTCGACCCTGGACAATCGCACGACGCCAGAGTGCCAGGTTCGAGATGGCAAGCTCTACACCATCAAGCACA